TCTGTTACGTAGCTGTTTGTGTTTACGGTTAAGGGCATTAGTTCCTCCTTTCAATAACTTAAGAGTGGAAAATGGGCAGAATGTCCAAGTTCAACGCAGCGGCCTTACGGGTGTAAGACGCAGCAGCACCAAGAGTTGCGTTGGTTGCAAACGCGTTAGTTGCGCCATTCCAGTCATAACCATTTGGATGCATGATAAAGCCATAGCGATACCAGATGTTAGTAGAACCACCACCAGTATAAGAAGCCGCATCACGGTCTACTTCTACAGGGGTTGGAACACTTACAGGAGCCGCAGTCACGGCTGCAGGGTTAATGACAAAAGAACACTTAGTAGAACGGGCGTTCAAGTCGTTAGAAGCTGCACCAGCAATCATCTGATTTGCACGCGTCATAATCAAACGGAATTTACCACCAAAGATAGTGCTAAAATTCAGGTTACCATCTGTAATAGTGGTTTCGTCGATTAGGTTAGCAGCACGCATTTCAGCCATTTGCTCTGGTGAAGTTACGAGGTACATGAAGTCAGCTTCACGGTCTTTCATGCCAGCGCCAATTGCGCGGAAGAGACGCTCACCACGGGCAGCACCAGCAGCCGAGGAGTCAAACAACTTACGCTGATCGCCAGCACCAGTTGCAGCAGCACCATAGAGGCCCAGCGCGTTAACGTCAACAAAGTGACCAGTTGAAGCAGTATCACCATCTGTGTCAAAGGCAATATAACCACCAGCACCCGAACCACCTTTGTCACCCAAAGTAACTTCGCTAAGAGCGACACCTTTGAGGACAGACAACAGAGCGTTATGCTCATCTTGTGCGCGAACTTCAGCAAAGTCACGGGCGATCTTTGCAAGACCGTCTTGCTTTGATACAACTTCTTGCATGTTTACTTGCTGCGCACCAAAGGTACGAACAGTTTTAACATAGTCAGCAATGTCAGTTGTGACGTTGGTGTACGTACCGTCAGTAGCACTTGCAAGCGAAGCAACGTTTACGGTTGCTGCGAGTGGCTTGTAGTAACGAAACTGACCAATAAAGCTTTCGCCATCAGCAGTAATGTCGGCGCGATTGCCTACAATACCTGTTGAGTTAAGTTTCTGTTCAAATGTGTAAGCTTCGTCGCTGTAAGCGGAGATAGCAAGAGCCACATTCTGAAAAGCAGTATTTGTAATAGCCATTAGTGTATTCCTTTATAGAACTATTATATGTTAAACGAACCCAGCTGACCTTTTTCGGCTGCTGCGATCATTTCTGAGGTAGACATTTCTGACATACTCTTCTTTTGAGAAATGTTAGAAACACCTGCGTTGTTAGCCGCGCCAGATCCAGTATTGGACTTAACACGGAATAAGAAAGAGTTGTCTTCACTCTTAGAGTATCCAGCGACAAAATCGTCTATAGAAGTACCAGAGTTGTGTCTCCACCCTCCGTCTTCATTTTGAGATAGTTGCTCAACAATGTCTTTATAAGCCATTTCGCGACTACGATCATTTTTAAAGTCTAAACCCGCTAGAGCGCTCTGTAGAACACTATCACGGTTTAATTTCGTGTTTTCTGCTTGATAGATAGATAGCTTGGCTTCAAGATCAGCAATTTTCATTTCTGCTACTTCTTGTAGTTTACCATCCTTTTCCAACTGTGCAATCTTCGCTGATTTAGCGTCTGCCTCCATTTGGTTTTTAACTTTCAAAGCGTCATCACGCTCTTTAGACATACGATCCATGTTAGTTTTCATTTGTGCAAGGCGTTCTTGAACAACAGCTTCCACTGGATCAACCGTCTCAGAGTCCTCTGTTGCAGCCACTTCAGGAGTGTCTACTTCAGGGTTATCCGTTTCAGGAGTTTGTACTTCTTCAATAATTTCATCAGGCATAAATTTTCCTTTCAAGCACAGCTTGAGGTTACAGTTTAAGTGAAGGAACATCCTTCGTTTTTAGTAGCTATTACAAGTCACAGACTTTATAAAAGTTATGGTCCAATTCCATACCAGTCTTCACCTTCTTTAATAGGTGCTAGTATTTCCTTTCGAGTAATTTTGTTTGGTGGATCTATCAACCCTTGCTTCTTAGCAAGTGCTATTAGCTCCCTGTATTTTTCCCAAGACATTCCTTGCTTTCGCATTTCCTTGAGTGTCTTGCGTATAGTGTCTCCTCCGAGAGCATCTGCATAGATGGTTCTCAAGGCTTGTTTTGCGTCTTCAGCATGTCCTATGTTTGTGAAAAAAGCATCGTGAATGGTACCAGTACCGATATTCTTTTTCCTACCCCATAGGTGAAACTGTCGAACTAACACGGCATCATTACTATGATTACCGTTTACACCTAACCCAATCGAAGCGTCTTGAATAGAAGACTTGCCTAAAAGCTTACCGTCTTCTGCTGCCGATTCGTAGATGTTTGCTACTTTACGACCCGAAACTGGGTCAGTAAATTCTATCCGTTCCTGAATTTTAGGACGGTATCTTTGTGTCATAATTTTTCCATCAAAAGTAACCCAAGGTATGTCCACTTTTTTAGTGTCTGTTACATACGCTTTAGCTGCTGTTTTCCAAAAATTAATAAAGTTATCTGTTACAGGTGCTCGTTTTGCTAAGTTCTTAGACATAATCCTAGAAATTTCTGTAAAATCTTTTGGCCCAATAATCCCTTGTCTAGCGTTCATTATTTTATTAACAAAAGTTTCGGTGTCAGGGTGAATATCTATCGCTTGTTTTAAAAGTTCTCTTCCAACAGGAGTGTTTTTATTTACTAGTTCTAGTAGTTCAGATCTAAAGGCTTTTAAATCGTCTACACTTGCAGCTGCTCCAAGCCTGTCAGCAACTTTTATTTTACCATCTATTATTCTAAGTTGCTCGCCAAGAGTTTCTTTTGTAATACTAGCGTAGCCTTTATTATCTAAAATTTTTGCCATTTTACCAGCAACGTTTGCTGTCTTAGTTGCTTCTCCCGCTCCATAGAAAGATACCATGTTTTGAGATTTAGCGCCCTTAGCTAATTCTTCCCAAGTTAACCCTGCATTTCTTAACGCAGGAATCTTTAAGAAGTCTGGATCATTAATTGTGTCCATAGCAATAATATCATATAATCGATTTTTCTGAGGGGTAGCTAAAACATTGCTAACCATAGAAATTTGGCGATCACCAGTAGAAAGACCAATAATTTGTGCTCCGCTTGATGAAGCATCGTTTTCAATCATTAGCCTTGTTTTGTACTTTGCAAGTTTAGATACAGTAAAGTCGCCACCTGTAGCATCGTGTATACGTTTGTATTCTAAAGCCATTCTAGCCATTTTAGGAACTTCTGGACCTTCTAAACCTTGTATAAGAGGATGTTCTAAGAACTGCCGCATACGCCTGTCACGTTGCGTTGTTGACTGAAGTATTCCTCCAAGATCTCGCAAAGCCCGTTCATTTCTGCCGAAGATTGCAATTCTACCTGCTTGAGTTAACGCTTCGGTCCCTGGACCTATCATAGCACCAAGTTGAATACGTAGCTCACGCATAGCTATCGGAGTCATGCGGACAGTTTGCCCTGCATTAAGAAAGGGTCTAACAAGCTCTCCCCCCGTAGGTGTTAAGTAACCACGGTGATATACTCGACCACGCGAGTCGATAAACACTTGAGTCTTAAAAGATTTTCCACGTTGTCTATGCCACTTTGCAGTGGTCATTAAACCGTAGCCTTGTTCACCACGATTTAAAATCTCATGGCGCAGCTCATTGATAGAATCGTAGTATTTGCTCTTCCCTCTTGGATCCCGAAAACGCACAATGTCATCCATAAAGTCAAAAAACTCGCCATCGACTTGGTACTCCGTGTTAGATACGTGGTTCATCATTTTAGCCATGTCACGGTCAATTTGTTTGGGATCATAGTCGGCAAACTTGTCTGCTGAAATAATAGGAACTCCTGTGTCGTTGCCTCTAGCATCAGAAAAAGTTTTCTTGCCAGCCTTAACGTAAAGCCTGTCTCTATCGTTAACAACACCAAGTCGCCTTGCTATAACAGTTCTACGCTCTGCTTCCTGAAGTAGGATAAGCTTTTTATCTACTACAGTAACTTCCCTAGAAATAGTATCTGACCAACCACCTGTTGCGCGACCTGTCTCTACATCCATAACACCTCTCCGAGTTTTACCCCTGAACTGTACTTTTATGTATCCACTTTTAGCCATAAAGTCTAGTATACGAGAACCATCTTTATGATGAGATTTAAGAGTCCTCTTTAATGGCAACACTGTGCCAAAATCATCAGTAAACTTTTTACCAATGTTAATAGCTAGAGTGTCATAGTCTGTAGACTGCCCTGAAGAGATTAGCTTAGCAATTTTAGTTATACTTCTTAGAGCCTTGTCATCCATAACTTTCGAAGACGGTATTTTCTTTCGATTAATAAACTCAAGATCTACAATACCACGATAACTTTCTTTTACAGAAGAAACATTTTTAGTCCACCAACTATCTGAAGGCTCTTTGTCAAATTTCTTTTTAAAGTCCTTGTATCGTTTCCTTAAGGGGATTACTTTATTTAGAAGATTTTCTTTAAATTCTTTCTTACTAGGATACTTAGTATACAGACTTTGAAAGTACACCCGCATGGGTGCTCTGCCTGTAAAGTAAAGTTTTCTTGAAAGCTTCTTTCCTTCAGTAGATCTCCATTTGTCTATGTAGCGCTGATCTTTTAGAAGGTTTTTATTTAATTCATCTAAAGTATAGTACTTGCCCATTATTTGAACTTGAGGTTTATCTTTAGAAAGATAACTAACAAACATTTCTGAGCGTTGTCTAGACCTGACGTCTAAAAGCCGTGAAACGTTTTGTACAGCAAAGCGGTTTTCTGCTCTCATAACAGAAGCAAAATCACCCCAAGGAGTTTTGTCCTTAGCGTAACGCTGGAACACTACTCTTAGATTTTCAATAATAACTGTTTGTTGGTTTAGAGATATTTTGTCATTCAAGGAAGAGGCTATATTTTCTATAAAATCTTTTTGCTGGATTGTAAGATCTTTTGCATTACGCATAAAGTCAATACGCTCTTGATAAAGATTAAAGTCAGGATCATAAATGTTATTGTTCTTAATTTCACCCGTTAAGGGGTCTGACGAGAAGTTTCTTTCATCAAATTGATTTCCAACCCTTCGCCTAGAAGCTGCTTTACCCTGTAAGCTAGTACCCTTATAGTCAGTAAGAGACATAGTTTTGTTAAAGTCATCTGAGTCTAACAAAAGCATATTTCTTAAGTCGTCTCTGTATTTTGGGTTGTTAAGTAAAGAGTTAGGAGTCTTTGAGTCTACAGACACTCCTTCGGATTTTATTTTCTGCCGAGGTTTAAACACTGTAGTAGCTGCTGTTGCCCTAGCTCTTAAGGCTTGTATGCTTAACGCTTTCCCCTTGGGTGTTACAAACTCATTAGCTTTAAGCTTACCTTGTCGAAAAAGATTAGCAGCATCTTCAGAACCTAACATTTTAGTTTGAATATCCATCGACTGAGTTTTCAACCATGTTCCAAAGTCTTTAGTTTGAGGTGGCAACCCATTTAACTTTTGGGGGTCTTTCGTTTTAAGCGCAGTAATTCCAAGGCGCGGCGACGATACTTTAAGCAGTTCTTCCTTAGATTTAAGAACTGGGACCATAGATGATCGACAATTCCAGTGAAGGGGAGGTTCATAGCTTCTGTCTCCTACGTCATAAATTTTTCCATTGTGATGGGTACAAATAGGGCTTGTCTTAGCGTCTAAGATTGCCGTAAACATGTAACCCTTAATTATATCTTTGTTTTGTTCTGCTACTCTGTGAACAGCTGCAGACTGTGTAGAAGTAATAGCGGTACGAGTTAGAGTCTTTGCTTGGTGTTCTGTTAGCTTTGTAGTTTTCATTACATCAGCAATAATAGCTTTTTTACTAGCACCTTTAGCAAGCCCTGCTTTTACTTTAGACTGTATACGCACTAACTCTCCCGCAGAGATATTAGAAACGTTTTTAGTAATACTTCGAGTACCTTTAATATTTGGTCCAGTAATTTCACCGAGGATTTCTTTAGCCCTTGGTCTTTGAACCTTGTAGAAGTCTTTTACTTCTCTGTACAGGTTGTTTGTAGAAAAGTCTAGTTGAGAGGTTGAGAACTCTTTTAAACTTGTGTTGTTATGCACAGCGAGTTCTTTGCCGAACCTGTTCATTTCTTTTTGTAGGTCGGCTCTAACATTTCCACTCAATAGAGTTTTTAAATTGTTTCTGTGTCTTTTTAAAATCCTGCGATTTTGAAGTTGTACACCTTCTTCATATAGCCGTACATCGCCCATGTGGTCAACAATACGGTCAAAAATTTTGTCATTAACGTTCATCTAGTCCACCATTGTAGAGTTAGAGAGGGTGTGTCTTACTATTAGACCATGCCCAAAGAAGACAGTTACCAACGCTGTAGGCTGGACCTTTCTTCTCTGGGTGATGGTTTAATCGAAGACGCTTGTACCACGCTATAAAGCCCTTATAACGTGTCATTTTCCTTTTTTATTTCCAGGTGATTTCTTTTTTATTTGAATATTTTCAAATTTAGAATCTTCTGATTCAGGCTTAGGCTTAGGTTTTTGCCACTTTTTTTTAAACCATTTAAACATTATTCCATTTCCATATTATCGTCTGGCGGCTGATTAGTAAGGGGGTCTGTCTGAATAGCTGCAATAGCTGCTTCATCATCGTAATCAGAAGGAATAAAGTCATTGTACTTAGCAACCGATACGAAAGTATCCCGTGGAATAAGACCTGACTGATACCATTCAGTAACCAAACGCATTGGCCCTTCACCACCAACAACTGGTGCAAAGTCTGCTGAGAGAGTAAACTCAACATCGTTGCCTGTGTACTGTGTGTTGTACTTCCAGTTAAGCATAAAAGAAATTACTTCCCGCATAATATGAGATACTTTGGCATTAAGAGTACCTAGCTGTGCTGTTTGAGAAGCGTTTCGGATTTCTAAAGCAATACCTGACTGTGCTGTTTCAGGAGAAAGCATTCGGATACCCATCTTAGCCATTTCTTCTACGGTCTTTGTAATAGCAGTATCCATGTCATTTAAGGCGCTTGTAGGTGTTTCAAGAACACTAACAGACTCGTCTTTACGTACCCGTAACCACGTACCTAGCCCTGCAGACACCAACTCTTCAAACTCTTCGTCTGTCATGTCAGAAGAGACAATAGGGGTATAGGTCGCAGCCCCGTATAGTAGGTGGTTCCTACGTGATACCTTGTTGTACAGAGAAACCTCACGATCAATAAGAGGCATGAGCACTGGTTCAACAGGTTCAATATGACCGTTGAGAGGCCAAGCAGGAATTCGTTTAAGACGCTCACCAAACATTTGAGGAGTTATTG